CGGGCGATTCGAGCCCTTTATCATCAGGGAAGGAGGCCGCCGATGAAAGAATCTGTAAATGTCGGAAGCCACGGCTTCACCCCTGAGATGATGGCCTCCATCAAGGAATGGCGCGAGCACGGAACGCTCGCTGATCTGGACTGCATCTGCGACCGGATACTGCTCTACTGGGAAGGTATAGACGATTATTTAGATGTCAAGGCTACGCTGATGCTGTTATCGTCCCTGAAGAGACAACTGAAACCTTTCTTAACGACAGAAACGGAGAAGCCATGAAAAAGGAATTAAACGATTATAAGCAGGCGATCACAGAGCGCTATGTGCCTGCGAGGACGGTTGAAGAATCGACGCACCGGTTATCGACCGAAGAGATTTGCGCGGCAGTCAATAAGATCAATCCGGGAGTGGATATTTCGGCCTCCGAAGTTTATGATCTGATGAAGTCCTCCGGCTTCCGATTCGTAGCCGTTCCCGGCACGATCGGGCTGCAATTCAAATGGATATTGATTGAGAAATAGTCCTCTTCTGAGCGAAACGGGTCGCCCCAAGACAGGAGATGGGTGTCCCGTTTTCTATTATACCCTTTTATTTTTGTTAAATAATAGTTAAAAATATATTTAACTATTTGATTATCAAATAATTATATTTTTATTTGCAATGTTTTTATACATTTAATTACATTTTTAAACTATTAAACAAATAATTATGGAAACCAAAACAATTGCGAGAGTAAACAATGTGGCGATTTTGGCCGGTAACGATTCTGAAAAATTAGTTCCTATCAAACCGATTTGTGAAGCGTTGGGAATCGATAGAAAAGCTCAACAAGATAAAATTCGAGAAGATGAATTTTTATCTTCAGTTGGGGTGCTCAGCACCCTAACTGGAGCTGATGGTAAACAGTATGAGATGTTCTGTCTTCCCCTTGAATTTATTTTCGGATGGCTGTTCACGATCAACCCGAAAAACGTAAAAGAGGAAGCCCAAGAGGCTGTCCGGCAATACCGGATAGAGTGTTACAGAGTGCTGTATAATCACTTCTTCGGAAACATGAAAAAGCAGATCGAGCAAAACGACAAGGAAATAAGGCTTTTGGAGGAGATCACCGAGTTGAGCCAGCAAAAGACCGCTATTCTCAGTTCGCTCTCGGAAAAGAAACGGCTTTTGGAGAAACTTCGGGAAGAGCGTCTGAAGAACGAGCCGGAACTGTTCTGACAAGCCGGACGGGAACCCGGGATGACGGATTCCCGTCCTTTTCCGTACCGTTTGCGAGTCTTAACTTCACCGGAAAAAAGAGATGGTAACCGAAGAGATGATCAAAAAAGAGTTTATACACCGGACAGTGAGCCGGGATATAAGACGGATATATGCAACTCAGGAGGCTGTAATACGGGAAGCCTTGAAACCAAGAACCGGAAATCTGCTTGATTGTATATCGAGACGTCCTATCGATGTTCAGGGGTCGGGACTGAAACCGACTTATTACATGACTGTACTAAGATATATGCGGCTTCTCGAGATACAATATAGAAACCAAGATATGAAAACCCGTCGTAAACTTGCTCTTTATAACCGGGTGATCTGGGGAGTGCTTTATCACGAAACTTTATCCACTCTCCGATATGGATTGACGGATGAAATAAAACAGAGCATACGGGAAGACTTGAATGAATCATCACCCAAGAATTTGGATTAATATATTATATTTATTACATTTGTTAATATAAAATTATAACTATGTGGTTCTGCATCAATTTTATATTGTCTTTGATTTTTGTTCCGCTTTTTACTAAAGGGTGGACAACAGAAATGAAAGTCATAACGTTTATGTCCTGTATTACATTATCCCCTCTTTTGGGTATTCCCCTAATGAAAATGATATATAAATAACGAGGACAGTATTGAACAGTAAAAAATTACAACTATGGGATTACTTTGGCTGCTTTTCAATTTGCTCTGCGTCTGGCTGTTTACCGGCAAGTGGGAAAAATTTGACCGGGTATTCGCATTCTTGTTATCGTTTTTTTTTACCCCGATTATCGGAATACCCTTAACGAAAATTTTGAGCCGTTTTTGGCATTAACCTGTTATCGAAAAAAATTAGAACTATGGGATTGCTTTGGATACTTTTCAATTTGCTCTGTGTCTGGCTGTTTACCGGCAAGTGGGAAATGTTTGAGCGAGTATTCGCATTCTTGTTATCGTTTTTTTTTACCCCGATTATCGGAATACCCTTAGCGAAATTTTTACTTCGTTTATAAGACCGACCTGTCCTTTACATCCCCGGTAACCATGGGTACTTTTACCGTAAAAAAGTACCTGTATGGCATCACGACTGACAGAAGACCAAATCAAATGGATACTCACCCTCGACGCCTCGGCCGCCGAGAAGGAAATAAACAGCCTGATAAAAGTAAACAAAGAGTTGCAGGAGGCGAACAAGGGCGTACAGAAAGAGATGCGCCAGTTGGAAGCCGCCGGAAAGAAGGAATCGGACGAGTACCGAAACCTGAACGGCGTGCTCCGTGAGAACAACAATACCCTGAAGGCGAACCGGGAACAGATAAAACGGCTCGAGAACCAGATGGGACTCGCCAACCTCTCCATGTCGCAGCTCCGAAGGCGGGCGCAGGACTTGGAGAGCCAGATGAACCGCACCTCCCGCAACCTGCATCCCGAAGAGTGGAACAAGCTGCAAAAAGAACTTACCGAGACCCGCTCCAAAATGGACGAACTCAAAAAGGCGGGTAAACAAGCGGAGGAGTCTTTGGGGACGACAATATTTAATAAAGGAATGTGGGCGACTCTTGTAGGCAATATGGCTACAAAACTTGCCGAGTTTATAGGAGGGGTCATTTCCGGCATGAAAGACCTCGTTGTCGAGGGCATCAATATGGCGGCCGCCGCCGACGGGGTGACCCGTGCGTTCGAGGCGCTGGACCGTCCCGATCTGCTCGATAACCTGCGCAAGGCGACCAAGGGGACGGTAAACGACCTTGAACTGATGAAAGCCGCCAATATGGCGAAAGACTTCAGAATACCGTTGGAAGATCTCGGCAAGTATCTCGAATTTGCCCAGCTCAAGGCGCAGCAGACCGGACAGTCGGTCGAGTATATGACCAACTCCATCGTTACCGGTCTGGGGCGGAAGTCGGTGCTGATACTCGACAACCTCGGATTGTCGGCCGCCGAAATAAACGAGCAGATGGCAAAGACGGGCGACTTCATGTCCGCAGTCGCCTCTATCGTGGACAAGCAGCTCGCCGAGGCGGGAGGGAGTTATATATCGGAGGCCGATAAGATGGCTCAACGTACGGTGAAGCTGCAGAACGCCCAGATGAAATTGGGAGAAACCCTTCTTCCTCTTAAACAAAACCTTGATGCGACTTTCGGTTCGTTCAAAATAGGCCTGCTCGAAGCTACCGGCTGGGTAGTGAAGAACCGGGCGGCGATCGGTGAATTGATCACTGTCATCGGAGCATATATAGCGATAAAGAAAACCTTGATTGCCGTCAATACCAAATCTATGGCGGTAAGCAAAAAAGAGATGGCATTGCAAGCGTTGGAAGAAGTTCAGGTACGTGCCTCCATTGCCGCCGAATATGCCTTGGCTGCCGCTAAAGCGTTGTTGACCGGAAATATCAAGAAAGCGACAACAGCCATGAGAAGTTTTCTGCTCACATTGGGATTGAACCCGATTACGGCTATAACGATGGCTGTCACTGCTGCTGCCTACGGGATATATAAGCTCTGTACAAGGACAAATGAGGCAAAAGCGGCCATGAACGATTTTACCTCCGAAATGCTCACTGAGAAAAGAGAACTCGACAAGCTGTTCAACGCACTGAAGAATGCGGCCGATAAAACCAAGGAAAAGAAAGATATCGTCGATGTAATCAACAAACAATACAAAGACTATTTGCCCAACCTGCTCACAGAACATTCCACCTTGGAAGAGATAAAAACGGCATACGACCTTATAAACCGGAAGCTGAGAGAGAATATCGCTTTGAAGACATTGAACGAAAAGGCAAACGACATCGAGAGCAAATCTTTGGAGAATAAAACCAAAGAGATAAATGATATACGTGATGAATTGTCGGCTATGCCCGATTTCCAGCGGGAAGAGGTAATCGATTATATCGTACGGCTTGGTGATCAGTATGTAGCCGAAGGTAAAAGGGTGGAAAACGCATGGTCTGATGTCATAAGAAATGTATTGAAAAAGTATTTTCCTAAATCGTCCGCACCTTTAGGACTTAGCGGAGAGATACAAGATTATGTGCAGGAGGTATATGCCGCAGCCGAGGAAATACAGAAAATAAAAAATGAGTTGTCGCCTTTCCTTCCTAAAGAATCGGCAGAGTCCGGAAGTGGAGACAGTGGTACCGTTCTTGAGAAGGAAAGTAAATCTCTCGTCCAGGTACAGAAAGATCTGTTGGAACTTGCCCAGAAGATGCCGGAGACTACCGAAGCGGAAATTGCGGCCAAGAACAGAAAAATAGCGGCTATCAATAGGGAGATACAACGGCTTCAGAGTCTGGGTGTGGAGCAGAAGAAAGCCACGGAAGCTCCCGACTCCATGTCGGCAGATGTATCGGCCAATGACAATGCGTACAAGGCACGCCTCTTGTCTATCAAACAGAACCGGGAAAAGGAAAATCTCACGGACGAGGAGTATAACCTGCAAAACCTCAAGGCCGAACGGGAGTTTCTTGACGAGAAACTGAAAATCCTCAAGAAGTATTACCAAAGGGAGAAAGACACGAAAAAAAGAGATTCGATCGCCGGACAAATATCGGATACGGAATCGAAAGGCATTGACATCGATAACCGGATAGACCGGGCGGAGATCGATAATGTAAAGGCGAAATGGACAGATCGATTGGCGCAGGAAGAGGAGGGCTACCGTCAGCTGAAACTGCAATTTACCAAACAACTGGCCGACCAGAAGATAACGAAAGAACAGTATGATGTCACTATATTGGCCTTGGAAGAGGAAGAGCTCAAAACCCGTCTGACCTTGCAAAAGGAGTATCTCAACGAATTGACCAATCTTGAGGTGCAGAACGGGAGGCTGAAAGCGGAGATTGTTAGGGAAGCGGGTAATGAGGTACTGAAAATCGAACAGCAGGTAGAAGACAAGCGTGCCGAACAGGGAATAAAGATGTCTTCTCTGCTGAAAGACTTCAAAGACCAGTTTAACCTGACCGATCAGGAGAACGAGACCGACACGCAATTGAAGTTTCTCGAATCGGTCTATAAAGCCCGCAAGGCTGAAGCCCAAAAGCAAGGTCTCGACACGACGGAGTTAGATGCCGCATACGAACGGGTCAAGACGAATATTTTGCTCAAAGGGGAACAGGAACGGGCGAATATCCGCCAGCAGTACGGAATACAGTCTTTGCAGGAAACCTTTAAAATGGAGATGAAAGTGCTTGAGCAACAATATGCTCAGGGAATGATAACGTTTGAAGATTATGAGAAATCGAAGGGCCTTTTAAGGGTGCAATTTGCCAAGCAGGTATTTGATCAGATAGCCTCGATGGCTTATCAAGCCGTCCAGTCGATGCGGCAGGCCGAAATGGACCAGATAGACGCCAAGTATGATGTGGAGATAGAAGCCGCCCGAGGGAATGCTGAGGAAGTGGAGCGACTCGAGAACGAGAAAGCCCAGAAAAAGCTTGAAATAGAGAAAAAATACGCAGATGTGGATTTTGCTATTAAAATCTCTCAGATTATCGCTGATACCGCAGTTGCCGCAATGAAGGCAAATGCTCAATTGGGACCTATTGCCGGGCCTATCGCCGCGGCGATTATTTCTGCAATGGGTGTAGCGCAAATCGGAATTGCAGCGGCAGAGCGGAACAAGGTAAAAAACATGACACTCGGCAGTTCGTCATCATCATCCGGCATTACCGGTTCGAGGGTGGTTACCGGAAAGGAAAGCGGAGGATACATCGATGTGACCCGTGAACAGGATAAGAAAAGATACAGAGCATCTTTGGAACCCGGACGCAGAGGATATGTGGATACTCCTACCGTTATCGTAGGTGACGGGCCGGTCGGTAAGAGCCGGGAGTGGGTTGCGTCGAATGATGCCGTATCGAACCCGACGATCCGCCCCTTACTCGATATGATAGACAGCGCCCAAAGGAGCGGAACCGTGCGTACCATCGATATGAATCTGCTGATGCGCCAGCGCATGGCGGGGTTTGAAAATGGCGGATTTATCGGCTCTACCGCCCGACAGAATCCGGATTATGCATACGGCGGAGAACGGCAACAGGGTGATCTGTCGGCGATAATATCGGAAACGAGAGATCTGCTGCTTTATCTGAAATCGAACGGGATAGAGGCACGCTCATTCTGGAGCTTGACCGAGTTTGATAAGATACAGAAAAGAAGAGAGGTATCGGAAAAACCTTTTACCCGAAAATACTAAAAAACGTTTCTTATGCAAATTATTAAAAACGGGGAAATCCTCGACCTGAAAGAAAAGCAAATCGAGATCGAGAATACATCTCCCATATTCAACGTGAAAGGGTCTCAATCCGTTTCGACGAATTTCCCGAAAACACCCAAGAACCTTCGCTTGTTCGGTTTTCCGAATCGTATAGACCGGTGTGCAAAAATCAGTGAGGATGAACGGATAGACGTTGTTGACGGCGCATTGATGAGATCCGGGATAATCAACGTGACTTCTGTGGGTGAAGATATAGAGGCGAGTATAGGCTTTGATGAGAGTGAAGCGTACGCTAAAATGGGGAAGACAAAGCTGTCGGAGATGGACAATCTCCCCGTGTACGTACCGCCTTCTTCCGATGATGTCGATAGTGTTCAGTATATCATAAACACACTCTCCTCGTTATTGGTAAGCTCTACCGTTTTCGAGTCGTCGGATTACGGCATATTTCCTGTAATCACGACTCGGGAGGAAGACAACACAACGGGAGAAGTGACTTATCAAATGGTCCTTAACGCGACAAAAATGTCCGATACTTCGATTTTTGAAGGCGAAGCCGAACGTACCATGCACATAAAGGTGGGAAACGAATTCGGAGATGTTTTGATGCCCAAAGGATATGGGATCTCTCCGTTCATAAAACTGCATGTCCTGCTTAAGCTGGTATGGGAATATTTAGGATTTGAACTGGTCGAAAATCCTTTTGCCGATGATTTTCAATTACGGAAAATATGCGTGCTGAACAACACATGGGATACTATCGTAACCGGGAAAATCGATTATAAGAATTTGATGCCCGATTGCACGATTGAGGATGTAATGTCTTTATTATGGGGAAAATTCGGAGCCGTTTATTTTGTAAATACAAATACGAAAACGGTGAGAATAAGGTTGATACGGGATATTTTAATATCCGGTGATTATACGGATTACAGCTCTTTGAAATCGGGAAATCCGGTGATTACCGTCAAGGCGGGAAAGCAGTTAAAATTCAACTGCGGGAAATCAGGATCGAAAGCGGCGACTGCTGAAGATACTTATGAGGAATTTTTGAAAAGCTGCCAATATATTATCACGGAGCTATCCCATGATAAAGTGTTCTCGAATGAAGAACCGTACCGGAATTATATATACACATACGATCGTGCGACCGGCAATTTTTATAACAGGAACACGATTAATAACAAGGTAACGTGGATTTCATCCCCGTTTTTCGACTGGGACAGAGAAGTGCCGGATCTTGAATATGAGGAGATAAGATCTCCGGATGAAGCGCTTCCTGTTATGGGAGATGTCATCGGCATTTATCCCGCGCCTTTTTTAGAAGCAGGAGAAAACCACGTAAATACATCACTGAGATTGAACAAAGGAGTCGAACAAGAGGAAAGTAGCAAAGCTTCTTTGTCCATCTGTTTTGCCTTGCATTATGATAATACCTGTTTCGGATCGATATTCGGCTATGATCCGAAAGGAAATGACCGTCTGGTTTATCCCGGAGAAGATGGCGATGATTCTGTCTTTTCCATAGATTTGATATATCAAGGCCGATACGGGCTTGTCCACAGTTTTTTTGAGGAATACATGGATTTTGTACGGCATGCAAATCAGCTTGTAACTCAAGATTTTGTGATTCCGGCAATGAAGTTGTCGAATTTTGACTTTTCCGCCAAAATACTTATCGACGGGCAGTTCTATTTGCCGGAGAATTTTACTCAAATAATGGGCGGGGAAAAAACACGGAAGACCGAAATGAAACTGCGAAGTCTCAAATTATTAGGTCCTTATGACTTGGCTTCGGAACACGGGGAGCTGTCTCCGCAACCGCAGTTGTACTATTGGAAGTTTGTTTCTTATCATGAAGAAGCGCTTGAAAAGTATATCGAAGACAATCTTACATCGATTAATATACATATTACTAAAAAAGTTTATACGTTGATAACGGAGCCGAATAAGACGGAATTCAATATATTGCAAATACCTACGGAAAAAGGACTCAGCTATTTAAAGGATTACAAGATGTTCATAACTATATATTACAGTTTTTCGGGAGATCCGCAGCCCTATTTTGCTTATGGTACTATAACATATAAAGCCGGTGCGATTGTTGAAGAGATATGATGTCCTTTGGTATAGCGGATAGAGTGATTTATTTTGTGATAAAACCTTTGAATATGAAAGTTAGCGTACCGAATATCATTAATTGTTCCCGGCTGTTGCCGGAATTCCGGACATTGCCCGGAAATGCGGATAAGGGAACTGAAGACCTGTACCGGTTCTTAACAACTCCTTCCGGGGAAAGAGATGCTTTCCTAAAACGGAACGTCCGGTGTTCTTTTCAGTATCAAAATAATATAACGATTCCTGTATATGACCCGAGTTGAAGTGACAGTTCCGGATTATGAGCTGGTCAATAATTCTATTCCGGTATCGATCGTTTGTGACCAGGCGGGGACAGTAAGGATGCTAATAGACCTTGACGACAGCGTAATTTATGAGGGGTCTTATTATATTCCGCAAGCTATTAGCATCGATATTTCGGATATCCTCAAGTCTATCGTTTCGGTAAAAGACAGCTCTAAAAGCTACGACATAACGGAACAGTTGCGTGAATACAGAATACGGATCATCGATGAAGATTCGAAACAATTGTTTTCCGGTCGGTATCATGCGGTATGGGGAGGTATTAGTAAATTCTTCGCTCGTAATGCGGTTATCGGCAATTATATAGAATATCGACTGGCTAATAACGCCTCTTTATCTACTCGGACACACGGTAAAATCATCATACTCAGGGAAACGGAAATTACGCCTTTGAAAGTTTTAGGGTCTCCGGATTTGCAAATACAGGTTGTAAGTCTCACTAACCATGTGATCCCATGTCCCATCGCTCCATTATCCGATACTTTGGCTATTCATACACTTGATATATCCGCAATACGTAAAAAATTCTTTTCAGAGTTTGACGAATTGCCGGCGTATCTGTCATTTTTGTTTAATGGTATATTGAGTTTTATTTTGGTTTTCACTCCGGGGGCTGTGTCGGCAAACCGGTATTTACTGCGTTTTCGTAATTCTCTCGGATGTTATGAGCAACTTGAAGTGACCGGGAAGTCGGAGCTTACGGAAGAGATGGATGCGGAGGATAATTCCGAGTATATGCTGTGGGATCAGGATATCATGGATTATGTCACCGCTACGCGACGGAAACGGACCACATCGTTGATCACCGCTGAAACGGGATTTAAAGATCATGACGAGCTGATGTTCTTACGGGATATGCTCGCCTCGGACGATATTTACTTGATCGATTCGTCCGGACTGAAATCCAAAGTACTTGTCTCATCGGAAGATTTTAAGATTCCCGCGATAATTGAAGAACCGGTATCGGTGCCGCTTAAAATCAAGTTTGCCGATACGGAACAATCTTATTCTCCGAATCCGGATGACGGGATTTTAGAAGTTTATCCCGGTGAGTGGTTTTTGGCCCGTGGTCGGATAAATGCTGCCGGGCTGGTTTATACAAATAACACGATAAATACTATTTAAATATGGATTTGAAAAAAATACAAAGCAATGCCGGCGGCCAGACACCAAGTACCGGTCAGGAACTGGTCGATGCTTTTAATGAAAACTTTGAACTGGTTGATGAAAATAAGGCCGACAAAGATTTGTCGAATGTAGAAATAACAACGGATAACGTAAAAGCGGGATATATAAAAAATGTTGACAGTGTAGATGTTTATGGCTGGAATAATGGAGAGGTAACAGGTTATTATGGGAAAAACGGTTTTATTTTCAAACATCCGAATGTAGTAGATACGAGCACTTCGAGAGGAGTAAGGACAAATGTATTTACGCCTGACCCGAATTATAAATGTGTGTTGAATTTTGAGATTGAGAGTGTATCTCCGAGCGGTCATTTAACTGTTTATTTATATGGTGGAAATGGAGAAGAATTTTTAGTTCCACAAACTGTTAAAATGGGCAAAAACAGCTTTGAATTTGATCCGGCTTATCATTCCGTTTACAATAATCAAACGTCATTTTATTTTATTCTTGCGGTAAGTGGAATTGAAGGAAGTAATTATGACATTGATGTACGTGTAAAGGATTTCAAATGTGCTCAATATCCGAATGGATATTATAAGAATCAGACTGAAATAATAACAGATTTGCAAAACAAAATAAATCGCTTGGAAGGACGTGTAACAACACTTGAAAGTTCAGAGAGAATTATTTTAACTGCTCCGGGTGGCGAAAAATATATATTACAGGTTAATAATGCGGGAAGTCTTTTTACAGTTCCTTTATATGCAGAAATTGTTTCTTTTGTAGGAAATTCATTATTAGTTGGAAACGGTGATTTTGGCATGAACGCAACCAATAAAACAAAAGATTATTACTCGATAATTGCCGAAAAAATACAGGAAAAAGGATCGGGAAGTTTCACGGGAGTAAGAATCAGCGGTACAACGTTCGAGGATGCCACAGATACACAAACTGTCAATACGTGGATAGAAGATGTTTTGACAGTTGATTTGGACGAGAATAGCGAACTTGTTTTAATCCAGCTTGGAGACAATATAAATACTCCGGAGAAAAGAAGTAATTTTGAAAATACTTGCTCTACTTTATTATCTGAAATACGAAAATATTGCTCAAAAGCGAGGATAGTTTGGGTTTATGGTTGGTACACAAACGACCAAGTTAGAAGCACTATTCAGGAAAATTTAAAAATATTCGGTGGGGAATATATAGAAATAGGAGATTTAAATACACCTGAAAATCGAAGTGAAATAGGGGAAGTGATAACGCATGATTCAGTAAAGAGTCAAAGCCTTGTTTATGATGACTTGAGAATAATGAGCAATAAAAGATTAATCATAACCTTTAGTGTCGACGATAAGCAATACATATCTGATATTAATGTAGAATCTTATAACCACACTCCGTCATCCAGCACTATAAGTTGGACAGGTTATGAAACAATAACAGTAAGTGCAGGAGTAGCTTCTCATCCGGGTGATTTAGGTTTTGAAAAAATAGCTCAAAGAATTATTGAAGGATTAAAAATGATGTAAAAATATGAACAATATCATGCCCTTAGACAAGAATCTGAATCCCGTACCGGTGATGCCGATAGGGATTTCCCAAGACATCACTGACGGAACACTTCCGTCAGGAGCGAGCCGCATAGTCCGGATAACAGCCGTCAGTGACTGCCGTC